CCCTAAAGCGCTGGCGCCCGACAGCACTGCACCACCAGGCTTGGCAAGTCCAGCGACTGCGGCAAAGTTTCCTGTGCCGTTCCACAGGATTGACACCGACGCCTGAGTCGTGCCTGCGACAGCTAACGCACCGACACCCACAAACGACGCTGACGCAGCGCCAGGCGCTAGACTGATTGCTGCCAGATTGCCAGCACCAGCAAATATCGCCGCGTCAATTAGCAGCGCGCCAGGCGCAACGTTGAGAGCGCCAGTACCTGAAAAGCTAACGGCGCTCGTTTCCCAATCGAGCGCCGCAACAGCAAGCGCGCCGACACCAGCAAACGCGGCGCTGGTCGCGCGCAACACATAGGCGTTGACACTAAGGGCGCCGGCACCGTTGAACGTTGCCCACGTTGCGCCCAAGTCATAGGCTTGAACAGCAAACGCACCGCTGCCAGCAAGCAACGGTGCGTCAGATTGGAGTCGGCCGCCAATCGCGGTTAGATTGCCAGCTCCGTTAAAAGCGGCCGACCCCGACCAACTAACCGCACCAGAAATTTGAGTCGCGTTGACGGCTAGCGCACTAGCGCCAGCAAACAACGCGTTGCCAAACTGCTGTGGTAGGGCGTTGACTGCGAGCGCACCAGCGCCGGCTAGCAGCGCGGCGCCAGCTTCAAGCTCTGGCGCATAGGGTCCGTATGCTGTTCCAACGCCAGCAAACAGCGCCGAGGTCGAAGCAAGAACGCTGCCGCTGACGCTGGCCGCGCCTGCACCGTTGAGAGCGGCCGACGCAGGACGCAACCCGTAACTGCTGACATTAAGCGCGCCGACACCCGCAAACGACGCGGCGATTGATTGTACCCAACTGCCGTAGACGTTGAGCGATCCTGCACCAGCAAACAACGCAGACGCTTGCACAGGTAGGGCAAGACGTGTGGCATTGACTGCGAGGGCGCCGACACCAGCGCCGCGCTCGCCTGTGGCGGAGTAGCTAAGAGTCCAATCAAGTTCGCCAAGTGCTAGATCGCCAAGAACACCAGGCGGACCCTCGTAAGCTTGCGACGGATATGTGAGTCCGTTGACACTGAGCGCACCAGCGCCAGCAAATGCCGCGGCGCCTTGCCAGGTCGTAGCCGTCGATACATAGACCGCGTCAGTGACGAACGCGTTACCGTCTGTAGCTGTATAAGTTGGCGTCTGCGTTACGATCGATGCGTTAGCTTGGTACTCAGCACAGTGATAGGTGTTGCCCACTCCTGAGCAAATAGGATTCCAACCTGACCCTATCGTCGGACCTGTAGTGCTCAAATAACGAGAAAGCCCGAGAGCTAAATTAGGTGCAGACGCTGGCGTGATTGATGCTGGCGCATTTACCGTGCCGCTTAGCCGTGGGCCGCCGCTGTCAAAAACAATGTTGCCGCCAGAAGGATCAGAAATAGCAAACGCAGTGCCTGAGACCCAACTAGGTGCCGCGCCAAAATTGACTGTGAAGGTGACGGCAGACAATGGAGTCGCGCCGACTGATGCGACCCATTGCTCGATACCTTGCCATGCGGTGCCGCTGATTGCTTGAATCGCGCGACGCGTGAATGTGAGACCACCACCAGTGACGCTTTGCACGTCACTGGAATCGCCCATAGCATGACCAGAAACCAAATTGACAGTCAGGCTGATGACAACTTGGCCGCCAGCTTTGCTTGTTGTGAGTGGGCCGAATGTCGGATTCTGTGCGCTCGACCCAACGACGTTAACTGTGGCTTCTACAAACGGACCAGTAGCCGCAGGCCAAACAACCGCCTGCATCGCATTGTTGAATGTTGAGCCACCGCTGCCAGGAGTCAGCGTCGAGCTAATAGCTGTCTGACCCGCTGTTAGGTTATAGGCCAGACTACCAGAAAGATTTGAGCCAGGACCTTGCGAAAGACTGGCAAGCTTAGCACCTGACCAAGCGAAGCTACCTGCACTTGCCTGCGCAGCATAAGCAAAAAGTATTTGAACGCCATTAGCTGGCGTAACTAAGGTGACGGTGTTAACTGTACCGTTTGCACCGTAGACGGTTGACGCGGCACTCGTAGGCGCTCCTGACGCCATGCCCGTCATATACAAACATTGAAAGACGTAGAATCCTGTGTTGTTGTTTCCGTTGAATGATAGAGTGTCGGTCGTGCTCGACGGTATGTCTGCATACCACATCGAGCCGTTGCCCGATGCTTCGTTGTCGCAGCGTGTTAGATTGACGGTGCCGAATTTTAGATTGCTAGGAACGCCACCAGTGCCGCCACCATTGGCAACACCAACAACAACTTTGCAGCCAGCGGGAAAATTAGTGCCGCCGTTCATACCTGTGACGTTGAAAACTCCTGTTCCAAAACTTGTGGAGATCAATAAATTGGCAGCGGCACCGTTGACGTTTGTGCCGTATGACAAAGGCGAAGGTAACGGACCAAAGCGCTGAGACCCATCAACAGCAAGCCCACCAGCCGCAACACCAGCGATTGCGCCCGATCGAGCTGTCAATGGTTCTATTTGGTCAGCCATCAGGACAACGATATAACAATGGCACCTGATGCGAACGACAGCGTGTCACCTGAGACTAAAGACGATGACGCGCTTAGTTGACCGTAGAAAAGCATGTTGCCGCTGTTAGTTCCTAAATTCGTGTCCCATATCTCATAACCACGCACTGGCGTTGCTGTGACTGCGGCATTTGCCGAGAACGTCAAGGCTGCTGTGTTGATAGCGGTGCCCGACGAAGCTACAGTTGAGGCCGCACCAAATGCCAACGCCTGACGCGTATAGCCTGACCAGCTACCCTCAGACCCGCTGACTGATGATGGTGTGCCTAGCGATAGACCCAAATAGCGGCTAGTTGGCCGCGTGACGGCAGCGCCGCCAAGCAGCCAATCGAGCATTGCTTTGCGCGCGTATCCCGAGAATGGCATAGCTCACGCCCACGCACCGCCGTTTGTTTTGCCTGGTCCGTACATCCATGCACCATCAAACCAGGCATCGCTTTTCCACGCGCCAGGCAACCACGACCGCGGGTGTTTGCTCCAATCGTGATAGGCTGGCGGCACCAGCGGCGTCACCTCGTCACGCTGCTGTGGCGCATCTTGTGACGCGTCGCGCTTAGTCGTTGGAGTCTTGGTCATGATAGCGGCGCTCTCTGTAGTGGCGACGCGAAAAGTTGCAATGACCGTGGCGCCAGTAACCGCCGCGCTCGTAACACTGGTTGCGTTCGTAGCCACCACCATTGTGGTGTTGCACCTCGACGCCTGGTCCGACCTCGACCTTGACGCCAGCGCTCGCAGGCGCCGGCAAAGCAAGCAGCATCGCAAGCACAAGATACTTGTGCATGTCGCACTCCTGTTTGTTTGGAAGGTTAAGCTAGGCTGATTGTGAGGGCGCCTGAAGCAATCACCAGCGAATCACCTGACGCCAAGGTGCGCGCGGTTGTTAGAGTGCCGTACCACAACATATTTCCTGAATTTAACGTTAGGATCGTGTCCCACAGTTGCACGCCTGAGATTGTCAGCGCGGTATTGAACGGACCAAACGTGACGGCCGACGCGTTAGTTGCGCTGCCGGCTGGCGACGCCGCAGCACCAAACACGGCCGTCTGCCTGGTGTAGCCGAGACCTGTGGTCATTTCGCTGCCTGACGTGCTGGCAGGAATGCCAAGTGACAGGCCAAGCGCTCGAGTCCCTGGTTGCGTTGGCGACGCGCCGCCAAGGCACCAATCTAACATCGCTTTTTGCGCATATGCTGCTATGTTTGCCATGTTTGGCTGCTCCTATTCCGCAGCCAGCAACAACCGCGGACTGCGAGTTAATAAACCTTGTGCTGCTGTCAGTATTTGTTCCGCGCTGATGTCGGACATACACGCCGCGGCCAAACCTTCTTTGTTTGGTCGACAGGTGTCTGGTTTGTCATGCAATCTGTGGCACGGGTAGCAATCAACCCGCGCCTGGTCCGCATGAAGCGTGACGGTGTTGATCCAGTGTTTGGTTATGTTCTCTGCACTGGCGTGTCCGAGCAAACAAATCTTCGGTATCTGCTCAAACGCGACGCCCCACATGACGCCGGTATCTGGTCCGATGACTAGATCGCAGTGCAGCGCTTGCGTCAGCGTGCGACGTATCGGCCAGTTTTGATCTTCGTCGCTTTTGCTAAGCGCCAGGTGCAGACCGCGGTGCGTGCCGTTCTGCCGCTCGACGTGATCCATGATGGCTTTGGCGTCTTCAAAGTTGCGCCCCATGCCACCAAACATCACCACAGCAACGCCTAGCTCGCGTATCAACCGCGCAATCACCATCGGCGAGAAAGGATAAATCTTGTCAAGCCTGGTGCCGCTGATGCACCAACCAATCACCAGCGGTCCCATGGAAAGCTTCGTGCGACGTGCGCGCTCGTGCTCGCGTTTGCTGGCGTGAAATAAGGGGCCAAACTCGTAAGGGACTCCAGCCAGGTCGTGCATAAACTCGACATAGCTTTTGTTTGCAAGTCGGCGACGCACAGCGTCAGGGTAATAGAAAGGAGTGTTTGCTGGAACAAAAGCGTGTAAATTTTCGATGCTGTGCGATCCGTTGACGAAGACATCGTACTCATCGGCTCGACCCCAATGCCATTGCTGCCACGTCAGCATATCGTTGGTGCTGATTTCACGTTTGCTCTTGACGCTGAGCTTGTCGATATGCGGATTGTGTTCAAACACGGACCAGGCAGGGTCGGACGTGATGACCTCGACCTTGAGCCCTTTTTTCTTGAGCTGTGCCGCGGGTGACACAGCAATCAAATTGTCGCCGATGCCGCCAAAGCGCACAATGGCAGCCCAACCGTTCGCGCGTGCAAACGCCATGCTAACGCCTGTTTAATTGTAGGTGTGTGTCTGGTGCGGTTTGTAGCGGCTCGACCTTGTCTTCGTAGTAAACTATGCGTTTGATCGAGCCGTCTTTGTTATACTCAACGAGCATCACCCGTTTTAAATTTCCAAGGTTTAAGTTCAACTTTGACGTAGTCTCTAAACTCATGGGGCACTCCTAACAAATTGTAGCTAACAACATTTGCATAATGATTTTGTTTGATGTCGCGATAGTTGTTTGGATTGAAAAGCGGAGTCTTGTGCTCGTAAATGTCGTAGCCAAGCTCGCGCATCGTTCTAGGCAAGTCGTCTGTGTCGTCATCGTTCTCCAAATAGAGGAACGGCTTGCAGCGAGCGATAGTGTGCAGCGCGCCAGCGAGCACGACCGACTCCATGCCTTGCACGTCTGCTTTGATTAGCCGGCACTGTGGCAGCTCGAGGCTATCGATAGTGAACACGTCAACCATTTCAGGCGTTGCTGTATAGGACAAAGCTACACCGCCGAAATTGCCTGGTTGCGTGTAGTCAACCGGAGGCACGCCGAGCTTTGTTTGTGCCGCGCCGAGCGCCGCATGTTTGGCGTGAATCTGCCAGGCGCCATTGAGCGCAACGTTTGCACACAGCATGTTGAAAATGATTCGCTGTGGTTCATACGCATAGATGCGACCAGACATGCCGATTTTTTTCGCCATGCCCAAAGTCAACGTGCCGATGTTTGCTCCTGCCTCGACCACCGTTGAGCCTTCGGCCAACATCTTGCAGAGGAATGCACACTCTATCTCTGCATATTCGCCGTAAGTGTGCAGCGCGCCGCCGATATAGAAATCGTGCGGAAAGTACAGAAAGTGACCATGACGGCATTCGTTCAACTCGAGCAGCGGTGTGTATTCCTGTTTGTGTGCGTTATTTAGCATGTCCCCGTCCTAATAAGCTGGAAACGTGATTGAGAATGCGGAAAGACTGAAGGGATTCCCCACAGTGATAGCTAGCGAGCTAGATAGCAGACCAGAAGCGTACAATACTTTGTTGACTGTGTCGACGAGCGCCCACGCGACCGCAATGCCTGTGACGATACTTTGCCCGTTTGTTATTTCGATTGTTCTAACAATGCGACCATTAGGTAGTGCGTCGTTTGGTGCCAATACGGTGCCGCCTGCACCTGGATTAGCGTTGCCAAGCGCCAGGGTGTTGACCGCGTCGTTGTAATTGTTTGGTTCAGCATTGCACAGATAGATCGAGTTGACATTGTTGTGCAAAGCGTTCAGCCCGCCGTCGAGCGCTGGCGCATATAAGGTCATGGTGTGCCTGCCATGGGTCCGCCTGCCTCGAGGCTCGAATAATCGAATATCACCTCAGTGTGTGCAGGCTTGAAGCGGTTAATCATGCACTCTAGGTCGAGCGCTGTACCAATGATTAGGTGCGGATCGACTCCACACTGGCCGTGAGTGCAGCGGAACCAAATAAGTGACGCCAGGCCGACATGCACCGTCCACATGTAGCGCATTTCTGGTGCGCCGAGAGTCCACCGCGGCAGCGGTGGCGCCGCCACACCTCCGCCGACGCTAAGAGCAAACAACGAGCCATGACCAGGCAGATTGACGCTAATATTTGCTTTTAAAACTGTGTTGCCGATAACGAGGCGACCTGCACCTAGAAAGGGCGAAGGATAGCTGACGTTTGTTCCGCCCGCGTAGGCACCTAATGGCTGTTCGCCTATGGCAACATCTACAAGCATGGCTAACTCGGAAACACAGCAAATAAGACTTGTGCGGTGGCAGCATTGAATTGCGGAATCGGTGTGGCTGCGCTGCCGGCTTCAATCGGGTAAATCGAATGTGCGCCAATGCCGACGAGACCTTGAAATTGTGGAACCAAACTATACGCGCAAGGATTTGTTGATTGATAGTTAGTCTTCCACATGGCATTGCCATGACCAGCTTGTGAGGTCGTGGCGTCAAGTCCGAGGCCGTTATAGCCAGTGTTTCCACCCCCCGCACCTAACACTATTTCATCCCAAAAATGCGCTTCGATTACATCAATTGATTGACCATTCATGAAATTAAAATACATAGCACCAGAACCACGAATCGCACGCCATGCGTTGCTGTTGTAGGTATAGGCTGCACCATTGTCGACTGCGTATCCTATCTGACGAATGCGATTGTATCTGTTCCATAGCGACATGACGATGGCAGCGCCGCCGTTTGCTGCTGGTGGTGTTGGATCCCACCTAAAGTTTGCTGATGCACCTGTGAAAGCTGAGCCTACATAAGTGCCTTGATACTGCGGAGGTCCGTTGGTGATTGCTGCGTTGTTGACCTCAATGCCATTGAGTCGCGAAAGACCGACCGAACGGGTAAACTGACCCGACCATTGCTGCCGCGTCAAACACAGCGTACCGTTTTTCATCCAAACAAAGAAATCGTATAGCTGACCTCCTATAACCGCTGGTGGTGGATTAATTGTTGTGTCCGCGCCGTTCATCACCAGGTCACTGATGACAGGCTCCATAGACCATTTGATACCATTGAAAATCGGAACCAGATTGCCAACGTAAGGAGTCAAATAAACATTGCCCGACGAAAGTACAGGCAGCGTGACAGTCGAAATGTTCATGACTGGCACGCCTGTGGCATACGTCAAACGACACTGCGAGCCGAAAGAATCTAAAACGTCGTCGCCACCTTCGACAATGGAAATTTGCGCACTACCAGATAGACTGATTGGAGTATTGCTATTTGTTGATACGATGACATTGCGCGTCAACGTCGTGCCATTATATAAACCAGTGCCGACCTCGCGATTGGTGCCGTCAGAAATCGAGTACGTAACAACGTCGTTGACTTGCACACCAGCGGCTGAGAACGACAAATAACCCGTCGCTGCCGAGCCAAGTGTTAGCGTACCCGTGCCTACAGTAGGCACCCCCATGCGTGTTAGATTGTAAAGCTTGGACATCAATCAACACATATGCTGCGCGCTGAAATAGTTAGCGCCGGCTGCGTTGAGAGTTGCTGTGACACCTCCCGCATTTTCGAGTGGGTAAAGAGTATGCGCGCCGTTACCAATCAAACCTTTCCAAAATGCTTGTTGAGAAAAGGCGACCGTGCTTGCCACAGGACACTGCGCAATGTCCATAGCGCCAAGTGAGTTGCCAGTAGTGGAATCCAAACCAATGCCCGCATACATTGTTTGACCGCTGGTGCCGCCAGAGGTACTTTCTGTCCAAATATTGCAATCCGTAACATCCTCCACTTGACCACACAGCAAATAAATAAAATAGGTTCCTGGTGCATTGCGCATCACACGCCAGGAGTTGGACGCGTAAGTGTAAGAACCTCCGCTATCTGAAACCACGCACTGCGCGCGAATGCGATTATACATATTCCACAAACCAAGCCACGCACGACCACCACCTGTGGCTGATGACCCTGTGTCATAAACAAAGTTGTTTGCTGAGTTAGTCATGATAGAGCCGACATAGGTGCCTTGGTTGGCCGCCGGCCCATTGGTGATTGCTGATGCGTTTGTTAGAATGCCGTTGATGCGCTGCAATGACATCGCTCGCAAGATCGTGCTAGACCAAACAGGACCACGCGATAGCGTCATCACTCCGCTTTTCATCCAAATAAACAAATCGTAAATGCTGCTAGCAACTGTTGCAGCCGGATTGTATGTGGCATCCGAATTGAGATTTTGAAGGTCACTGGCAAATGTTTCCATCGACCACTTGGAGCCGTTGAAAATTGGAACGTTATACCCGCTGTATGACGTGTAATAGGCGATTGTGCTAGTGACTGGCATCGTCAGGTTGACGGTGTTCATCACTGGCGCACCTGTAGCAAACGTGATGCGCCCCTGTGGTGGTGACGGTGTTTGTATGTCTTGCGCTGCCGCAGTGATCACGACTTGCGCATTGCCGGATAGGCTGATTGGATTGTTTGAGTTGGTCGAATTTAAAGCACCGCGAGTTAGCGTCGTGCCTGTGGCTGTGTAGACGCCACGCCCAATCTCACGATTGTTTCCGTCGCCTATGCAGTAAGTGATTAAGTCCTGATCTTGAATGCCGGCTTGTGCGAATGTTAGAAAGCCAGGAACAGCCGAGCCAAGCGTTAGCGTGCCCGTGCCCGTTGTGGCAGTCGTCATGCGCGCAAGGTTGTAAAGTTGAGGCATCTAACACCTAAACAAAACGTTCATAAATCGGAACACGGCGTTGTATGTTGCGGTGTTGCCGTCTGCTTGTTCATTCATCGAATAGGTGTGCACACCACTGCCAGGATGACTTTGAAGAGTCGTGATGACATCATAGTTTGCAGCGCCAGCACCTGAGTTTTGCGAGCGCGTGTACATGTTCATGGTGGTGGTGCTGTCGACGCCAATACCAATCAAAGAAAACACACCAGCGGTGGCGCCTAAACCCTGACGCCCAAAGTCAGTCACTGTTGCAGCATCTTCTGTTTGACCATAGACCACAGCGCATTGATTGCCAGCGCTGCCGCGAGCTTGGCGCACCGTGGCTGTAGCATAGGTGTATGAGGCGCCGTTATCTGTCGTGACCGAATTGATACCCACACGATTGTACTGATTCCAAACCATCAAACGGCCAGCGCCGCCACCGCTCGCAGCGGTGCCAAATATCCAGTCAATCGTGCTGGTGCCGTTTGATGCAATCGTGCCTACGTAAGTGCCTTCGTTAGCTGGTGGTCCGTTGGTGATGGCTGAAGCGTTTACCAGAATGCCGTTCTGTCGTGTTAGCAACAGCGACCGAACAGAATTGCTGGTCCATGCCGGCCCACGCGACAGCACCAGCGTTGCGCCACTTAACCAAACAAACAAGTCATAGACTGAGTTGGCAGCAACCGCGGCCGGATTAGTTGTTGCATCTGTCGTGACGTTTTGCAGGTCGCTAGAGAATGACTCCATTGACCAGCGCACGCCATTCCAGATCGGAACACAGTTGCCAGCGTAGCCGGTATAATAGATCGTGGTCGCGGCGCTGACGGTCGAGAGCAACACAGGCGTGCCGCTGGTCAGCGTCAAGCGCCCCTGTGGTGGCGAGAATGTTAGGACATCTTCAGCCAGCGCTGTGATGATGACTTGCGCATTGCCTGATAGGCTGATTGCTGCATTTGAGTTGGTCGAGGTCAGCACATTGCGGGTTAGCGTGGTGCCTGACGCAGTATAGACGCCGCGGCCGACCTCACGATTAGCACCGTCTGCAATCGCGTAGCTAACAACGTCCTGGTCAGTGATGCCAGCTTGCGCGAACGTTAGGAAGCCAGCAATCGCCGAGCCTAGTGTTATCGTGCCCGTGCCCGTTGTTGCTGTGGTTACGCGTGCGAGGTTGGCAAGCTTGCTCATTTAGGCACTTGATACCATTGCCCACACCAACTAATCCCACACATGAACGGCGAGTATTCGCTGATGGTGATGCGATAGCCAAGTTTGAACGCCATGTCTTGAAACATTTGTCTCGAGGCGCCGCCCATAAAAGTCATCTTCAGCATCAACAAAGCTTGACGCTGCACGATTGAGTTGGCGGACCCTTCAAAACAAGGGTCGGGTAAACCCCACGCTCGCTCCCAATCAGGCAACAGCTCAAGCGCAGTGCGTGGGTCGGACTCGTGCTCGAGCAAATCGGCTGCTCGACCGTCAACGTCGCCCCATATGCGCGCCAAGCCCGTAACTGTTTGCACGAAGATTGAGTCGAGGTCGTGCCGCGGCCAAGCTGGTCCGTGTGGCAGTAGCTGCAACAGTGCGTCTGTGTATTCCTCCGCGCCGCGGCGTCTGTGAAAGTCATAAGGAACAACACCAGGTGTTAGTTCGTAAGCTTCAGGAAACGTGATGATTGGTGCGCCAATGACGATGTTAAGCGCATTCGGCCGCTGACTGGCGACCACACCGCGCCAGGTGCCGGCACCGCTGAACGCAGCGAAGGTGAATTGTGCGTGAAAGTCTCGAGCGACGAGGGCACTGCTACCGGACCAAATAGCGCCGCTAAACCATTGCGGCGAGCTGTCGGTGGCTAACCCGCTGTTGCCCGTAAATGCCGCTGATGCGTTGATGATAGCCATCAGGCAAACGTCACTGTGCCGAGCACTGGCATATAGCCAGGCGCCGGCATCGCCGTGGTCGTAAACGTCAGCTCGTAATAGTTGACGCCAGGCGTGTCATTGATCGCACCGTCGACCCACGCATGATAGATCGTCTGACCAGGCAACGCCTTTTCAAGCAACATCGCGTTGAGCGAATCAATGACGCGTTGCTGTGTGCTCGCGTCATCAGGATTCATGCCAGTAACTGTTAGATTGATCGAGAAGGGTAGCGGCGCTTCGACCCAAAAATC